AAGAAAGCATTTTTACAACCACCTTGGTGGCCAGATAAAAGATATGATTTTGAATTGTTTGAAGGAAAAATTCTTGATGCAACTTTACCAGAAAAATGTAATGCTATATTCTATGATGCAGATCATAATCCCATCAATCAGTATCAAAACTTATCTCATCTATTGCAATTTTTTGATGATGAGTTTATACTTATGGTGGATGATGCTAACATGCAAGGTGTGGTAGAATCAGTAGAAGATTTTGTTAAACACAAAAAATTAAAAGTTATCTTTGAAAAAAAGATACTTACAGATATTCCAGAAGATAAAAATTCTTGGTGGAATGGTATATACATTTTGTTATTACAAAAATGATTAATATAGTTGACAATTATTTACCAGAAAAACAATTTTTTGAGTTGTTTAATTACATGAAAGATTTTTCATTTGATTGGCATCTAAGTAATATTATTAAGGATGATACTAAAAATCCAATTGGCAATCAACAATTTTGTCATCTTTTTTATCGTATGCATCAACATAACACACGTACATTTCCTATGATGCTTCCTATTTTGGAAAAAATAAACCCCGTTGGTTTGATAAGAATCAAAGCAAATTTATCATTGTCTACAAAAGAGGTTGAGGAAGGTGGTATACATATAGA